TGACTGGGAACGTAACAACTGGCTCTACCCACTTACTGAAGTTTTATACGATGCATACTTTTACGGACTTGGGATTGGCTACTTTGGGTATGAGCCTAGCGCTGATTTTGGTCTGGGAAGAGCTTCATTTAAAAGCGAAGATCCTTTTTACTGCTATCCTGACCCTGACTGCAATCAGATTAACGATGAGGATTCTAGAGGTTTTATAGTCGCTAAGCCCGTTGATACGGATAAGCTTAAATCTAAATACCCTGAATTCAAAAACCTCATTAAACCCGATATCACAGACGCAATTCAGTCATCAAAAGCCTCGATTAACGATTTCAAATTCAGAACTCACAACGTCTCAGACCGTGACATGCCGGATCTTTCGTTTATCGACGGACAAAATAAGGCCGAGGGAAAGACACTAGAAATCACAGCTTACCTTCTGCCTGATGAGATGGAAGAAATTCACGAGCCCGATGGAACGGACGAGCTCACGGGCGATCCAAAGTTTAAAACCCTATTCAAAAAGAAGTATCCAAACGGAAGAACCTTAACCGTTGTGTGCGGCTTACTTGTAAAAGACGAGCCATCCTTGCCGTTTGCTCACGGTGAAATCCCATACGGAAAACTTGTTAACTATATTCTTCCACGTGAATTCTACGGGATCTCAGAAGTCGAGCAGCTTGAGTCCCCTCAAAGGACCTTCAATAAGATTTTGAACGCTCAGCTTGAGATCATGAGTCTCATGGGAAATCCTGTCTGGGTGGTATCGACCGACTCTGGGGTTGAGCCTGAGCAGCTTGTAAATAGGACAGGCCTAGTAGTCCAAAAGGAACCAAACTCGGACGTGCAGCGTTTGGACGGTATCCAACTCTCAGCCGCTGCAATGCAGCTCGCTGATCGGATGGAAAAATGGTTCAACAACGTTGCTGGCACGCAGGACGTATCGCGTGGTGAGGCCCCAGGTTCCGTTACAGCCGCTTCAGCAATTGACGCCCTTCAACAAGCGGCACGTACCCGCATTCGTCAGAAACAAAGAAACCTAGACGCTTTTTTAAGAGACTTTGGACGGCAGTATGTATCCATAGTTCTTGAAAAATATTCCAAATCTAGAGTCTTCCGCGTCACAAATAACGAAGGCTCGACTAAATATTTTCGAATGTCGGTCGAAAAACTCGGCGACGGTAAATCTAAAGCCATCGTTCAGCACTACAGCGAAGACGGCCAGACGCTTGAGTCTCCGAAGGAGTACCTCATTGCCGGTCGTTTTGATGTACGTGTCAATTCCGGGTCTGGACTTCCATTTACTAAATCAGAAAACGAGCAAAAGACGCTTCAGCTCTTTGATCGACAGATCATCGATGCGGAGGAGGTCTTAAAGAATCTCGAATATCCGAACTATGAGGCCGTTTTATCTCGTGTGAGAGCACGTCAGGCGGAAATGGCAGCACAACAACAGCAAGCAGAGCAAGGAGCAGCGTGATGGCAGAAGTTCCAATGGAAGCACAAGGCCAAGAATCAGAAGAGGGCCAAGGCGCGGGTGAGTTCGAAAAACTCGCTAGCAACGTTCTTAAAGGTATGGAGCTACTTGGCGGTGGTCTTCAAAAGATGGGTGCTGCAGACGAGATCCTATCAGGTCTTAAAGGCTGCATGGACCAATTTCAAAGCGTCGTAGAAGCGGTGATGAGCGGAGGCGTCCAAGGTGGGGGCGAGCCAGCTCCACAGGGTCCTAAAGCCGTACCAGTGAAGTCTGTTCAGGGCCAACCTGTTGGTCCTCAAGGTTAATCTTAGTTGGAGTCTAAATGGAATTAGACGGTTTAAAGATTGTCGAGAATATCGAAAAGTACGGTAACGCTAACGGTGATCCTTCAGCACAAAAGGAGCCAGTAGCAGAACCCACTCAAGATCCAAAGGCTGAGCCAGCACCGACTGGTTTTAGCTTTAAGACTCAGGATGATCTTTTCAAACACAAACTCAAATACAAAACCGACAACAAAGAAGTTGAAGAGGATATCGGCACGATCCTTAAACGTGCTGGCCAAGGCTACCACTACGCTCAGTTGATTCATCGACTGAATACTGAGAAAGCTAGTTGGGAAGAAAAGGTTAAAAACGCTGATTCTCTCACTGAAAAGTGGGGACGATTCGAAAACTACGCCAAAGAAAACCCAGCCTGGTATCAGCACTGGGAGCAGGCCTGGGCAAATAAAGGACAGAATTTAGCGGAGCCAGAGGTTTCGGACGGGAATATTGATCAAAAGGTCAATGCACTCCTAGCCGAAAAGCTTGCTCCGTTTCAGCAAATGCTTAAGGAGCGTGATGATGAAAAGCTTCGCGCTCAATTAAGTAAGGAGGATCAGGAACTCGAACAGCAGGTGAAGTCCATCCGCGAGAAATACAAGGATATAGACTTCGAAGCTACCGACCCCGAGTCTGGCAAGTCTCTTGAATACAAAGTCTTAGAATTTGGCCACAAACACGGCATCAAATCCTTCGACACGGCATTCAAGGCCTTCTACCACGACGAGCTGGTCAAAAGAGAACGAGAAGCGGCTAAAGCGGAGGCGGCCAAGGAAACTCAGCAGCGCACTAAAGCGGGCTTTGTTGAACCTGGGGCAGCACCCACTAAATCGCCACAACCTAGCCTCCAAGGACTCAACTGGGATCAAACGGCAGCACTAGCAGCCAAATCCCTAGGCATTAACTAAACCTTAGGAGAAAAACACCATGGCTTTGACCATTGATCAACTGAATGCGACTACAGACAAGTTTTTCATCAAAAAACTCCGCGATAATATCTTTGATTCCAATCCGCTTTTGCGAAGAATCATGGACGGCGGAAGCTACAAAAGCGTAGACGGCGGTACTCAAATTCTTGAGACCTTAAACTACGCTATGACCACCTCCAGTGGTTGGTATCAAGGTAGCGACACTCTCGCGACCGCTGATAACGACAACATCACTGCAGCAGCATTCGACTGGTGCTCGGCCTATGCGAATATGGCGATCACTGACGAAGACGAGCTGAAGAACAAAGGTGACTCTGCTCAGCTGAGCCTTTTGAAGTCTAAAATGCAAATTGCAGAAAAGACTTTGAAAGACATCATAGGCACAGGCCTTTTCTCAGACGGCTCTACTGCTAAACAGATTGTGGGTCTACGCGATATCGTCGCGACTGACCAAACTGTCGGTGGTATCGCTCAATCGACTAACAGCTGGTGGAGAGGTCAAGTGGACTCGACCACTACGACCACAACCATCTCTGCAATGAACGCAGTATTCCAAAACTGCTCGGTGGATGATGAAAAGCCAAACTTCTTGGTTGGTACTCGTAGTGTGTATAACTACTACTACGCTCTGCTCCAACCTCAGCAACGTTTCCAAGACGAGCAAACCGCTAAAGGTGGTTTCCAAAACCTCATGTTTAACGGCGCTCCTTTGGTGCATGACAGCCATGTCCCATCGTCGCACTTGTTCTTTTTGAACATGAACCACATTTTCCTCTACTACCACCCAGACCGTAACTTCTCGAATGAGCCATGGCAAAAACCAATCAACCAGCAAGTTAAAGTTGCTCGGGTTCTTTGGATGGGTGCAATGGGTTCTTCGAATTGTCGTCTGCAAGGCAAAATGTCAGCGTTGGCTGCTTAATCACTAAACTAGGAAAGGAGTTTTACTATGCCATATTCAGATTCACCGATTTTGTTCTCGGGCGTGTCGATGGTTACATCGGCTCTCGGACGTAACGACCCTGAACTTGGGACCGAGATTCAAGAAGGTGGGATTCGTTATCTGTTTGCTTACAACGGTGGCGCTCATACCGCACCAGTAGGCTACGGGGTTGTTCCAAACTCATCCACTACAGGTTTCACGTTTACGGTATCGGCTGCTACCAGTGCTGACTTGGTGATCGGCGTTGTTCGCAACGCTGCTATCCCTGGTGGCTCTTACGGCTGGCTCGTTACTAAAGGTGTAACCCCAGTGCAGATGCACGCTGACGCTTCTGCGGCAGTACGGCTGCTCCTAGAAGTTGGTGCAAACGGTGTGTTTGTTCCAGTTTCTAACACCACAGGCAACAAAGCCCCAGCAGCGGCTCTTACCGTTGCTGCAATTGCTTCGGCTGCTTCTGGTAACGCGTTTGTTTCTGTATTTTAAAGGAGTTTTTGATTGGCCCGAGTACGTGAAATTGTTTGCGAGTATCAACAGATCACAACGCAAATCCCTCAAAGTCCTCAGAAGATGCATGAGCAGTCGTGCAGTAATGATGGGCCAACAATTGAGCGGTGGCGTGATATCTGGCTTTCAAACATCCGGGCCAATAAAGCTCACTTTGGGGAGTTCAAAAATCATAGCTTAGGGAATCTTTTTGGAAGGTATCTGTACCGGCCTATTATTGTGGCTGGTGCGGGTCCTAGTCTTAAGTTCAACGTTCATGAGCTAAAGAACCGAAAAGATATCCCTCTTATTTCTTGTCTCCATAACTTTCATTTCCTTGAGGATAACGGCGTGCCTGCGGACTTCTACGTAAGTCTAGACGCAGGAGAGGTTACGATTGAGGAGGTCAGTGAAGGCGGCAAAAAATCTGCGGATGAGTACTGGGAGCTGACGAAAGACAGGACGTTACTCGCGTTCATCGGCTCTCATCCGGAACTTCTCAAAAAGTGGAAAGGAAAGATTTACCTTTTCAACGCTCCAGTGCCCGACCAGGTTTATCAGGAGGCTCTTGATAAGATCGAGATCTTCAATGTTTGGATTGGCAACGGCGGAAATGTCCTAGGTGGATGTCTCTACATTGCAAAAGCCATCATGGGTGCTGGGGCTACGATATTTGTGGGTGCGGATTTTTCCTTTGGCTACGATAGAAAGTTTCATAGCTGGTCGTCTAAGTACGATGAGAAGATGGGCTACTGTGTCCCGGCATTTGATGTCTTTGGGCATCGTGTTCCAACTTGGCAGTCGTATCTAAACTTCAAGACTTGGTTTGATTACGTATCGATCCAAGTGCCAGGCATTTACATTAACGCCACAGAGGGCGGATGTCTTGGAAGTTATGAGACCGGAAATATCCACACCATTAAGCAGATGAATCTCAAAGACGCGATCGACATGTATCACATGCTTGAGCACCTGAGAGAACAGATGCTTAGCCCTGATCAGAATCCAAAACAGAAAATCTTACTATTTTAGGAGCTAGGACATGGCTTTTAACAACTCTCTTTTAGAACGTACAGTCATGGGCAACAAACAGGTGCAGGTATATTCCTGCGTTGCCGATGCTGCGACGGGCTTCATCACGACCGGATTTAGTGCCGTGGACTATATCGCCGTAACTGCTAAGTCACTGACGACTGGAGCGGTCAAATTCAAAACCAATATCGGTGTGGGTGGAACGGCTATCGCTGGCACGGTCGCTGTGACTGGCGCGGTCTCTGGTGATGAATTCTACATAATCGTATACGGCCGCTAATTCTTTTTATTCTCATTTATTGAAGGGGTTTTCATCTATGGCCAAGGTGCGCGTTTATAACGATAACGACGTGGTTCATCGTGAGCGTTTCAAGGGTGTTGATTACAGCATAAAGCCAGGCGAATTCATCGAAATGGAAGATGAAGACGCGGTTTTACTCCTCGGTCAGTTCCGCTCGATTGTGAAAATGAAAAGCGGGCTTCAGACCAAAGAGTCGATGAAAATTCTTCGGATGGTGCCTATTGAAAAACCGGGAGCATCCAAAGAAGACGAAAAAGCTCACGAGCATGTTTGTATGAAGTGTGGTTTCAAGGCTCAAAACAAAGCAGGGCTATCAGCCCATATCAGAGCCAACCATCTAGAGTCCATGGTGGACGACGACGCTAAAAAGGAACTTCAGAAAGGTGCATAAATATGCAAAAGGTCCATGAAGAAAAGCCAGTAACTCTAAACGGTAACTGGTTCATCAAGCTTTATGGACCTGATGGCACTCTCAAAGACGAGCGTGAGGGTCATAACGTGATCTGCACAAACGGACTTGAGTTTCTAGCCAGCTTTCTAGGTTCCGCTGCTGCCGCTGCTGCTACGTTTACGATGAAGTACGTAGCCATAGGAACCGACAGCACAGCCGAAGCCGCCGCCAATACCACTCTAGGTATCGAAGCCTCACGCCACACAGGGACCGTTTCCTACGCCTCCAATGCCATTTACCGCGTTACAGCGACCTTTTCGTCTGGGATGGGAACTGGTGCGATTGTTGAGTACGGGATTTTCAGTAGCTCAACCGGAGGCACCATGATGAACCGAGATACGGAAGCGGTGATTAACAAGGGGGCAAACGACACCCTGACTGTTACCTGTGAGCTGAGTTTATCGTAGGTGTTTTGTGGCAGATTTCTCACAAACCATTTCCAACACCATGCGGGTCGAGGGTCCAAGCCCCACCTCAAAATGGGGGGATATGGTTTGGGGGGTAGATAACTGGGGTGATTCGAAGAACACCAATTTTGCGATCGGAAAGTACATCAGTGATTCACTTACGATTGCAGACATCTTCGGGAAAAACTCAGCTAAAACATTTTCGGAGACTATCGCGGTTGTTTCGAGGGTTAATTTTGTGAGTCTTAGGGACGGTAACGGCTATTACTATGTTTTTCCGGATAACGTCACAGATCCGGATAACCGCTACTTTCCGACTTGGACCGATACCACAGACCCAGTGGACCGTTTTACGGCCGTCAGTGCCGTTAGCACAACTTGGAGCGACGCATGACACCATCAGAGTTGGAACTAGCCGCCAAGCAGATCTATAACGCCGTGGATGATCCCGCTTATCCGTCCACCATGATGATGACCTTAATCTACATGGCGTGCATGGAGATGGTTTTAGATTGTAATTGCCTTATCGAAAAGACTTATGAGACCGAATCCACAGCCGGGACTCGTGAGTACGCATTCCCATCGCAAGCAACCTCTATTCGCCGTGTGGAATACGACGGTAAAAAAGTCATGCCTACAACCTTAGAGCATGATCCTAAGTCATCAACTTCTACTACTGCCGTGACTGGCACGCCTGGTGAATACGCGGTTTGGGAACAGGACATCATATTTTTTCCGACTCCAGATGAAAGCGACATCACTATCAAGGTTTTTGCATACGCAAGGCCTCAGACCGTGACATCTAGCTCTGTTTTAGAGGTTCCAGAAGAACATCATCCGGCGATCATCAATTATCTTTTGTCGAATATGTACGCCAAAGACACCAATCATCAGATGGCCGACTACTACAGAGCACTTTGGAATGAAGACAAAAAGAAAATCAAGGCAATGGAAGCTAGAAAAAAACGCGGGGACAGGCTGCATATTGTGGAAGACGACTGTTATATCAACGTAGCAGGGTTTAGATTTTGAGCAATCAAAACGCGAGAACCTATCCACCGAAAGGTAGGATTCAACTCGATGGCGGTCTCAATAACCGCTACGAGAAGGCTCTTTTACTTGATAACGAGTCACCAGATGCATTGAATGTGATTTATGGTGATGGAGCGGTTGAGACTCGGGGCGGATCTACTAAGATCAATACCACTGCTGTTGGTAGCTACGTATGTGACGGACTATACACTCGCCATAACAATCAAGGCTCCGAGACCATGGTTGGTTGGTGGAATGGGACGCTTTACGGGCTTGCAACCACTACCTTTGGAACTGTCCCCTCAGCTCAGTCCATTTATACGGCAGGCCAAAGGGTCTATGCCGATGAATACGAGAACTACATATTTTTCGGCAATGGTGGGTCCATCCCGTACAAATATAACGGTGATTTCACCCGTCACGGCGTTTACCCACCATCGAGTGCAATGACAGCCGCAACGGCTGCAACGGGCGCGGCACTAACTGGCTCATTCTATTACGCCATGACCTTTGTAAACTCGAACCTGGTTGAGTCAGATATCTCACCATTGACCACAACCCTAACGGTCGCTGGCGCGAATATCACGCTCACCAACATCCAAACCGCCCCAGCAAGTTTTGGTGTCAACTCAAGACGGATCTACCGGACGGCAAATGGCGGATCAACGCTCAAGCGTCTGACAACCATTAGTGACAATACGACCACAACCTATGATGACGCCATAGCGGACGCTTCCTTGGGTGTTAATGCTCCTGATGATCAGGGAGTGCCGCCTCTTTACTCCGCAATCTGTTACCACCAAGGACGGTTGTTTGTAATCGATCCTGTGGAAAACAACGTTAAATACTCTGAGATCGGAAACCCATACGTTTTTAAAGCTGAGTCCGTGGAACTTGTGGGCGATAACACAATCGATGTTCCACAAGGCTTAGCCATCTACGACAACTCGGTCATAGTTTTCTGTAAGCGTAACCCTTGGATCATTTACATGCCCTCCACTGACCCAGACACTTGGTCGGTACTTAGGGTTAGGGCTAATTTTGGTTCCATGTCGCCTTTCTCTTATTTCAAATACGAGAACAAGGTCATGTTTGGAGCCATGCAAAATGATAAGTTTGTAGGATTTGCTGCAGTGGAAGGGCAAACTGTAAGCCCATCAGCAAGTCTTCTCACTTCCACAGCCCTTGGCTCAGAACTTCAGTCCGATAAAATTGAGCCCGATATTTTCCAGATCCAAGAGGGTTATCAAAAAAATGTTACCTCTATGGTCTTTCAGAATAAGGCCTACATCACTGCGACCTATGGCGATGGAAACACCACCAATAACCGTATCTTCGTGTTCGATTTCAATCTCGGACGGCTCGACCGAAAACAGAAACAAGTTTGGGCTGAGTGGACTGGAATTAATGCCGCTCAGTTCACTATTTTTAACAATAGGCTCTACGCTGCAGATGCGACGGCTACGGGTTTTGTCCGTCAGCTCAACACTACAACCTACAATGATGATGGATCTGCGATTAACTCATACGCTTGGACGAAAGAATACTCAGGTATCCCAGGCGATGAAAACACCTTCAAAGACTTTAGACACGTTCAACTTTTTTACGAGAAGTCGGGCGACTACTTCATGAACTTCACCTACAAGGTGGACTCAGATGTAGGCTCTGGTAACACCCAAACCTTAGATCTTAACCCTGGTGGCTCTTTATGGGGATCTATGGTGTTCGGGCGTGATCTTTGGGGTGGTGGATCATCCGAAGGTGAGGACCGCATCTACGTGTCTCCAGCTCGTGGCAAACGAATTCAATTTAAGTTCTCAAATCAAAATACCGTGAATCAGAAATTCAAGGTTTTAGGTTTGAACTACATCTACAACAATAAAGGGAAGAGATAATGGCAAATCTAGACCCCAACGCCAGATTTGAACGCCAAAGGCTTTTAGCTAAGCAGGAGCAGAACCAAGCCAATCAGCAGGCTTCAGAAGCCATGCAACGGCGTTTGGCTGCTCAGGGTAGGCTTAACTCAGGCTCAGCTATCAAAGGTGAGCAGAAGATTCAAAATGCTGGAAACCAAGTACTAACTAAGCGTCTCGGTGAGATTCAAGATGCTCAAGAGGGTGAGCAGCTACGAAAACAAGAAATTGAAGAGGGAAGAAAATTCACGACTGCAGAACGCGAAGCATCGCAGGCTTTCGGTGCTGACCAGGCTCGCCTTAGCAGAGAATTCACTACTTCAGAAAGGCTCGGTGGTCAGGATTTTTCTGAAAAACTAATGGGCAAACAACAAGCTTTTGCGACATCTGAGCGTCTTGCTGGACAAGATTTCGCATCTAATGAAGCCGGAAAGAATCGAGCTTTCTCGACAAGTGAACGTAAAGCAAGTGAACTCTATCAGCATGAGCAGAATTCCTTGCAACGTGGATTTCAAGCCATGATGCAAAATGAACAACTGAAACAGCAGCTAGATATGTTCAATAAGCAGTTTGCATTAGATGAAGAGGTTACTCGCTTCAACATGGATATGGCTAAATCCGAAGCAAATAAAAAAGACATTTTCCAACGTTTCGGTGACGTATGGACCAACGTTTACAAGGGATTTGCAGGTATCGGTAAAGCCGGTAGCGGCTCCGGCGGACTTGTAATGTAGGAGGGAGTAAATCCAATGACTCAACAAGTTAACTTTCAGAAAAAATCGAGACCAAGCGAGGTCATTGTTCCAGCCGCTCTTGGGGCTGTCGGCAGCTACTACGGCGGTCCAGCTGCTGGACAAGCAGCATCCACCGCTGGTGGAGCTGTAGTTAATTCTCAGAATCAAGGTGGTGGTGGGGGTGTTCAGCTAAACGATAACAGCGCAGCTTATAGACGAATGCAACAAATGCCTGGAAACCAAATGCCGTCGAATGAGCCTAGTAATAATCTAAAGGATTTAGAGGATGCCCGGTTCGCATTAGCTCAACAGTCACCAGAAATGCAGCAGCAGTACGCACCAGCAATTTATGCAGCGATGCTTAAGGCTCGTAGAGAGCAAGGTGCAGTATGACCGTTGCGGTACAGCCAAGAGCACCTAAAGAGGACGCATTCAGCAAGATCGCTAAAGGGCTGCAAGTGGCTCAAAGCATTTTGGGTATTAAACAAAGTTTCGACCAATCAGCAATTCAACAAGATGCGCTTGCTCGTCAAAAAGAATTGCAAGGGCGAGAAGACGAAAAATATGCACAAGAGCAAGAGAAGCTGTCCTTTGAAAAAGCTGGCGGCCTATCCAATGAAAAAGCTTTAGATCTTGCATCCAAAGGTTACACGTTCGGCGCCCCAGGTGTGCAAGGTGCTCAGCAAGTAAGCCTCAGAACGCCTAATGGTATTCAGACAGCTAGTGTTATCGCCC